AAATAGCAAGAAAGAATAATATGGTAAGGGCGTTCGCTATTGCACCCACTGCCAGTTGTAGCTATCGCAGTAGAGACCTAGACGGCTTTACATGCACACCCGAGATAGCACCACCAATAGCTAGATCCGTAGATAGAGACTCTGGAACATTCGGAGTAGAGAGAGTAGACTACGGCAACGTTGAGATAGCAAGTGAAGTAGGATGGGACGCATACAAGCGTGTAGCAGACGAAATCATGACGATGCTCGATAGGACAGGATTGCTTCATGGATACAGCTTCAACTCTTGGAGTGATGTTGTAACATATGATGAAGCGTTTATAGAGGAGTGGCTATCAAGTCCACAGACCTCTTTATACTATTCGTTACAAGTTATGGGAGACGTACAAGACAAGTCTGATGCTTATGCAGCATTAGGTGATGCTGACGTTGAGAGTTACTTGGATGAGATATTAAGTGATAACAAAATAAAATGCGACTGCGAACAATGAGAAAACATCCTTACACACTACTACTAGAAAGAAAAAGAACATGGACACCAGTCCAACCTACCAAGGGGGAGATAAAAGAAGGTGCTGAAGAAACCATCAAGCGTGCTCTCGCAATACGTCATATGGAGCTACCAGTTGGAGAATTTATTACTCAAGGCTTGGAAAGGACCGTACCGTCAGCAGCGAGGACACTTCTTGAGTCGAACGTTAAAGATGAGATCAAACATGATCTCGCTCTTGGTTACATTGTTGACGCCCACGGTGCAGATCCTCAAGCCGAACTCGAAGCATTGAGGTTAAGAGATGCGTGGATACAACATCCTGACCATACTATCACAAAGGCACTCGTTGCAGAGCGAGCTATATTCTTTGTTCTATTACCTATGTTTCGCTTTCTTGGTGATGCTGCTCTTAGAACAGTATCAGCTGATATTTCCAGAGATGAACAGATCCACGTGGCAACGAATAGCCTTGTATGTCGTGAGTTGGGTCTTGTTCCTAGCCCTTCTTTGGACAAGCTTCGGAAAGCAACTATTAACTGGGTACTACAACCACTAGGTATAAATACTACCGATAAATATTTGGACAAAAATTTTTGGCTGGATGCGAGCGATCGGTTAATGTATGAGGGAAAAGCTCCCCAATTTTCTGACACAAAAGCAGCTCGTATGCCAGCATTCTTTGAACATGCAAACACCAACCTCCCTCAATACGCTTAGTTTCCACTCAGAAAAACTAGAGAAATTAGTAGAGGATCTGGAAGCCAAGTTCGCTTGGTACCCCATCCATCCCAAGGAGGATTTAGCCTCCATCATGTATCGCTCTGGACAACAGGAAGTGATACAATATATTAAATCAATATTAGAGGAATAAACTATGTGTGTAGGTCCATTTAGATCAAGACCTCCAACAGTCTTATCTACACCGGCACCGATTCAACCTAGACAACCTGATCTAATACAGTCTTCTAGACTTCCAAGTAAGAAGGAACTATTAGATCCAGATGATGTGGCTGGAGTAGAGTACGGAACACAAACTAAGAAAGATGCTAAAGGTGCTTCAAAAAGAACAGGTACTGACGCATTAAAGATCCCACTTAATACTGGTGGATCTGGAACAGGAGCTCAGTCAGGAGGAGTAAATGTATAAGGCTAAGGAAAGATACAATAAATTAACATCTGGTAGAACTCAGTTTCTAGACACAGCTGTTGAATGTTCTGAACTTACCTTACCATATCTAGTTACTCAAGATGATAACTATAAAGGCAAACGTACATTGCTACAACCATGGCAATCAGTCGGAGCCAAAGCGGTAGTTACTTTATCCGCAAAGCTTATGCTAGCTACCTTACCCCCACAAACTAGCTTCTTTAAGCTACAAGTTAGAGACGATAAGCTTGGTGAAACTTTAGATCCTAAGATGCGTACTGAGTTAGATTTATCTTTCTCCAAAATTGAAAGATTAATCATGGACTACATCGCAGCATCAAGTGATAGAGTTGTAGTACATCAAGCGTTAAAGCATCTTATTGTATCTGGTAATGCTCTTATATTTATGGGCAAAGATGGATTAAAACATTATCCACTACAAAGATACGTAGTAAATAGAGATGGTAACGGTAACGTTATCGAAATAATAACTAAAGAATTAGTAAGTCGTAAGGTATTAGGGATAGCACCCCCTCCTAACGAAAAGCCTACGGGCGAATACGGTGCTGATGAAGACGACGCTGAGGTATACACCTGTGTTAAGATGGATGAAAGCAGCGGTAACTGGAAGTGGCATCAAGAGGTTGATGATATGATCCTCGAGGGTAGCCACAGTTCAGCACCGAAGAAAGCTTCACCATGGTTAGTGCTTCGATTCAATACAGTAGACGGAGAAGATTACGGAAGAGGTAGAGTAGAAGAATTTCTTGGAGACTTAAGAAGTCTTAACGGATTATCTCAAGCTCTCGTAGAAGGTTCAAGTGTAGCAAGTAAAGTTATCTTTCTTGTCTCACCATCTGCTACAACCAAACCCGGAACTCTTGCCAAAGCTGGTAACGGAGCCATCATACAGGGTAGACCAGAAGACGTAGGAGTCGTGCAAGTCGGTAAGACAGCAGACTTTGCTACAGCTGCAAACTTAGCAGCAGCAATTGAAAGGAGAATCCTAGAAGCTTTCTTAGTTATGAATATAAGAAATGCTGAAAGGGTCACAGCTGAAGAGGTACGCCTTACTCAGTTAGAACTAGAACAATCTTTAGGTGGGATCTTCTCACTACTAACAGTAGAGTTTCTAGTACCATACTTAAATAGAACTTTGTTAATACTACAAAGATCAAATCAAATACCAAGACTACCAAAAGATGTCGTTAGACCTAAGATAGTAGCTGGTATAAACTCATTAGGAAGAGGACAGGACAACGAAGCTTTAACTAGATTTATAACAACTGTTGCACAAACTCTCGGCCCAGAAGCCTTGACTCAGTTTATTGATCCTAGTGAAGCTATTAAGAGACTCGCAGCAGCACAAGGTATTGATGTCTTAAATCTTGTACGTACAGAAGAGCAACTTCAACAACTTCAACAAGAAGCCCAAGGACAACAAGTACAGCAATCACTTGTAGATCAGACTGGACAACTTGCAGGCACTCCACTTATGGACCCAAGTAAGAACCCAGAGTTAGCTGAACAAGCAGCCGCAGCAATACAAAATTTACAACAAGGACCACCAGAAGAATAAATGGCAGAAACATTAACTTATCAGCCAGAGACAACAACTGAAACTATAACTGATAATCTAACAGAGGAGGAGCAATCCTCTCTGGAGGTAGGTGAAAAATTAGTAGCAGAGCAAGAGAATTTACTAGCTGGTAAATATAAAAGTGCACAAGAATTAGAGAAAGCTTACGTAGAATTACAGAAGAAGCTTGGTGATAATAAGGAAGAATCAGAAGATACAGAGAAGGTTAGTGCAGAAGATGATAAGTCTGAGGAGAAATCAGACCTATCTGATAACGCTACACTTATAAACTCTGCTAGTGATGAGTACTTCAAGAATGGCAACAAGTTGTCAGACGAAACCATGGCTAAGTTTGCTTCTCTATCTTCTCAAGATCTAATCAACGCATACATGGAGGTTCAGTCAAAAGCTGAGCCTTCTCAATCAGCACCACCAGCTGAATTAACTGAATCAGACATTAACCAGATTAAAAACTCAGCAGGAGGAGACGCAGCTTACTCCAACATTATCAACTGGGCTAAGTCTAACTTAGATCAGAAACAGATAACTGCATTTGATGAAGTTATTGACACAGGTAGCGTACAAGCTATACAATTAGCTGTCGCTGGATTAAAGTCAGAGTATAATAATGCTAACGGTACAGAAGGTAGAATGATTACAGGTAAAAGTGCACCCCAGAATAAGGACGTCTACCGCAGTCAAGCTGAACTTGTCAGAGCAATGAACGATAAGAGATATGATACCGACTCAGCCTATAGGCAAGACGTTATCGAAAAACTAGAACGATCAGACGTAGATTTTTAAGGAGCTAAAAAGTAATGGGAAAAGATTTGAACAAACGAGTTAACAGGAATGATAAAAGTCTTGGACTCGATGGAGGTTCAGTGAATAAAGTGTTTAAAATGAAAGAAGAACAGCTATATATACCCGGACTTAAACTTCCTCCTTTAGCAAAAAGAAAGGATAAGTTTAAAAACAATCCTAAAACTTCAGCTAACGTAGTAGTATAATACTTAGCGGCGACCCGAATCGTATCGTCCTCGCCTATATGTATACTACCCAAACCGAACTAATAATGATTACAACCGAATACGGTAAACAAAATATTTTCCCAACAGAAACACCCCCAAGAATTATGACAAACCACAACCACGACAACGATCAATGGCACATTGCTGAGGAATTAAACGGACGATTAGCTATGCTAGGATTCTCCGCAGCACTAGGTGCTTACATTGTTACAGGTCAAATTATTCCCGGCATATTTTAATGAAAAATTTTATCTTAGTTGCAGTAGCAGCTACAATATCTTCTCCAGTTCTAGCACGTCCTTACGTTAACGTAGAGACTAGAGCTAAGTTCACTGGTACTGATTACACATCAAGAGCAACAGACCTACACGTAGGTTATGAAAGCACAGTTAAAGATCTAGCTTGGTATATCCAAGGTGGTAAGACTCTTAACGCTGCTGATGGTTCAAAGTCAGACTCAAATTGGTCTGGTAAAACAGGAGCTAACCTACCTGTAACAGATAAGTTAGGCATCTATGGTGAACTAAACTTCGCACAAGTAGAAAATGCTGACAATAATTGGGGAACAAAATTAGGAACTAAATTTACTTTCTAATAAATGGCAACCATACAACTTACTAAACCAACCAGCAACTGGGACAGTTTTTGTGAGTGGGTAACTAGCACCAACAACCGCCTCTATGTGGGGTGGTTTGGTGTGCTAATGATACCTTGCTTATTAGCTGCTACCACTTGCTTTATAATTGCCTTTATTGCAGCACCGCCTGTAGATATAGATGGCATACGTGAGCCTGTTTCCGGCTCCTTATTATATGGGAACAATATTATATCAGGAGCAGTGGTTCCAAGCTCTAATGCAAT